GCAAATTACTGCAATAGATGCCATAGCTACTGAGATGACGGGTAAATCTGGTTTAAATGACTCTAAAAGAGAATCTTCCATAAGACTACTATAAGAAGTAGAACTTAGTCCTGGTGTCGGTTGTATCGGACGAGTCATAAAATCAGAAATTTTAAGTTTAAGAGTTGAACAAAGATTTTTAAATGTATTATAAAAGAATTCTATACAAGATTGAAAAACGGTAAAAGCTGGGGTGATTTCATTTAAAAATTTCATAAAAGTTAAGAAAAGAGAGCTGATAGAAAAGTTTGTGGCTAATAGTGCTGCATCAGCTAGAAAACGAAAAGACATTTGTTCACACTGAGTTTGAGATAAACGATTTGAAAATAATGATTTAATTGAAAAGAACAAACCTGCACTTTGTGCCATTAGTGATTTTGTAGTATCACTAGATGAATCAAAGTAAGTTTTTAAAGATGTTGCTGATAAAGAAGTTTGACATTTACAAGTATAACAAGAAGGCCACTTTAAATATTGTGGTGGTCTTTTTATCCATAAATCTTGTAAATCGCTTTCCATACGATCTGAATAATAGATATCTGAGCTTAAATTGGTGAAAAATTCACTAGTGTGGTCATCAAATTCCTCTTTTACTAAAGTTAATAAAGGAGAATTTTCCCACTCAGTGACTAAACAACCAGGTTCGCCAGATAAATACTCGTCAACTACACAAGGAAAGTCTAACCACTGAGATGGTGTGTTGGTGGTTAGAATGACTGGAACTTCACATAAATTGGAGGTGTTGGGTAAATAATAACCACTTAAATTTAAAGGACAAAAACAAACTGGAGGAGGTTGATTAATAAAATCTGGATAATATGAAGCATATGGATAAGCTTGACAATAATTTTTATTATTAGAAATCTCTGGGCGAGTTAATACACTTAAATTTTTAAGAAGAATGTAATTACTAAACTTTTTATTTGTATTATAAATAGGAATAAAATCTTGATGGGAATATAAAGCGAATTTATCATTTTCAAAATTAAAAGGCGATTTGATGAGTTGTGAAGCTTGACCATTTGTTGCTTCGAATTGGGACATTATTTCATAAAAGTTTTTGATT